CGTATTGTGTCTCAGCCTATTCCGGCCAACCACGAACTGTTTGCAGGTATGAAAACTACCTCATTCAGCATCCCGGATGTCGGCCTTAACGGTATCTTCGCTACGCAGGGTGATATTTCCACCCTGTACGGCCTGTGCCGTATTGCACTGTGGTATGGCGTGAACGCGACACGTCCGGAAGCAATCGGTGTTGGCCTGCCTGGTCAGACTGCGTAACCAACAGGGGCTTCGGCCCCTTTCTTTATGGAGTGGCTATGAAAATAGCAATCTATAAGCCAGGTGGAAGCGTCATGGTATGGGGCGTAATGGCTCAGATGAAGGTCATCGACTCCAGCGAACTTCCCGAATATGTCAAAGATGGCTGGTTTAACCATCCTTCAAAGTTGCTGTCCTCGGAATCAGGCGATGCCAAGCCGCGCAAAGGACGTAAGCCCAAGGCGGTAAGCGATGCAGATAAAGACTAAAGGCGATCTGGTCAGGGCAGCACTGCGTAAGCTTGGCGTGGCATCAGATGCAACTCTCACTGATGTTGAGCCACAGTCTATGCAGGATGCCGTAGATGACCTCGAAGCGATGATGGCCGAGTGGTATCAGGACGGAAAGGGCATCATCACCGGCTATGTATTCTCAGATGATGATAATCCTCCCGCTGAAGGTGACGACCACGGTCTTCGCTCTAGTGCAGTCAGCGCGGTATTCCACAATCTGGCTTGCCGGATTGCCCCAGATTATGCGCTTGAGGCCACAGCGAAAATTATCGCTACGGCTAAATACGGGAAGGAACTTCTCTACAAGCAGACCGCCATCGCCAGAGCTAAACGAGCGCCTTACCCGTCACGTATGCCAACTGGCAGTGGAAACAGTTTCGCCAATCTGAACGAATGGCATTATTTCCCCGGAGAGCAGAATGCCGATTCAACAACTCCCCATGATGAAGGGAATGGGTAAAGACTTCAAGAATGCCGACTACATTGATTACCTACCAATCAATATGTTGGCCACACCGAAAGAAGTCCTCAACTCATCGGGTTATTTACGCTCATTCCCCGGCATAGCGAAGCGCAACGATGTAAATGGTGTATCGCGTGGCGTTGAATACAATACCGCTCAGAACGCTGTATATCGCGTTTTAGGCAGCAAGCTCTACAAAGGGGAAACCGTAGTCGGTGATGTAGCCGGAAGCGGTCGCGTATCAATGGCACATGGTCGGACATCACAGGCGGTATGTGTTAATGGTCAACTGGTCGAGTATCGCTATGATGGCACGGTTAAAACCGTCTCAAACTGGCCTGCAGACAGCGGATTCACGCAGTATGAGTTAGGTTCAGTCCGTGACATTACTCGCTTACGTGGGCGTTATGCATGGTCAAAAGACGGTACTGATTCATGGTTTATCACTGACCTCGAAGATGAGTCGCATCCTGACCGGTACAGCGCACAATATCGTGCAGAATCGCAGCCAGACGGCATCATTGGCATCGGTTCATGGCGTGACTTTATTGTTTGCTTCGGTTCGTCAACGATAGAGTATTTCTCCCTGACAGGCGCAACCACCGCTGGCGCTGCGTTGTATGTCGCACAACCATCGTTGATGGTACAGAAGGGGATTGCCGGAACATACTGTAAAACGCCATTCGCTGATTCATATGCATTCATCAGTCACCCGGCTACTGGAGCACCTTCCGTCTACATCATCGGGTCAGGGCAAGCTTCACCAATTGCGACGGCCAGTATTGAGAAGATTATCCGCTCATACACAGCTGAAGAACTGGCGACTGGTGTAATGGAGACTTTGCGCTTCGATTCTCATGAGCTTCTGATTATTCATCTCCCTCGTCATGTTCTGGTTTACGACGCATCGTCAAGCCAGAACGGGCCGCAATGGTGCGTACTGAAAACCGGTTTATACGACGATGTTTATCGCGCCATCGATTTCATGTACGAAGGCAACCAGATTACGTGTGGCGACAAGTCAGAAGCGGTGACGGGGCAGTTGCAATTCGACATCAGTAGTCAGTACGACAAGCAGCAAGAACACCTGTTGTTTACGCCCCTCTTCAAGGCAGATAACGCCAGATGCTTCGACCTCGAAGTTGAATCATCCACTGGTGTTGCTCAATACGCTGACCGCCTGTTCCTGTCTGCAACCACAGACGGAATCAATTACGGTCGCGAACAGATGATTGAGCAGAATGAGCCGTTTGTGTACGACAAGAGAGTTTTATGGAAGCGTGTAGGTCGTATTCGTCGATTAATCGGATTCAAACTGCGGGTAATCACCAAATCACCAGTAACACTATCCGGGTGTCAAATTCGTCTGGAGTAAAATATGGCAGACCCGTCACTTAATAATCCTGTCATTATTCAGGCCACTCGTCTTGATGCCTCAATCCTCCCCCGCAACGTCTTCAGCCAGTCTTATCTGCTCTACGTAATCGCGCAGGGGGCTGACGTTGGCGCTATTGCGGGAAAGGCAAACGAAGCAGGGCAAGGTGCCTATGACGCGCAGGTAAAGAACGATGAGCAGGATGTTGAGATTGCAGACCACGAAGCGAGAATTCAGCAGTTACGCATCGACGTAGACGACCATGAAATCCGTATTACTGCAAATACCAATGCAATTGCGGCGCTGGATATCAGACTAACCACGGCTGAAGGAAAAATAGTCACCTTGCAGGCTGATGTCAGTGCTCTTGATGGTAGAGTGGCGACGGCTGAAGGAAATATTTCTGCATTGCAGGCTGATTACGTATCGAAAACAGCCACCGCAACACAATCGCTGGCGTCACCTCTCAACGTGACAACGTCCTATTCAGTTGGTGGCACCAAGGTTATCGGCGCTCGGCAGACGGGATGGACGGCGGCAACAGGAGCAGCGCTTCTCGGCGCATTCAACGCTAACCTGGCATACACGGTCAGTGCCACATATACGCAGTCTGAGGTATCAGCTATGGCTACCGGATTGCAGCAGGCGCGACAGCGAATCAAAGCTCTCGAAGATGCAATACGAACTCATGGATTGATCAACTGATGATTACATTCACTCCCACCAGAAACATCGACCTGATAGAAACTGTCGGCAACCATCCCGACATCATCGCCGGGAGCAACAACGGTGACGGATACGACTACAAGCCTGAGTGCCGCTATTTCGAAGTGAACGTACATGGTCAGTTCGGTGGCATCGTGTATTACAACGAGATTCAGCCGCTGACCTTTGACTGCCACGCCATGTATCTGCCTGAGATTAGAGGATTCAGTAAGGAAATCGGGCTGACGTTCTGGCGATACATTCTCGCCAACACCACCGTTCAGTGCGTTACATCATTTGCTGCACGCAAATTTCGACACGGTCAGATGTACTGCGCAATGATTGGCCTTAAACGTGTGGGAACCATCAAGAAATACTTCAAAGGCGTGGATGACGTGACGTTTTACGCCGCCACCCGAGAAGAGTTAACCGACTTCCTGAATCACGGGAGATAAACATGTTATATGCATTTACGCTGGGCAGAAAACTGCGCGGTGAGGAACCTTATTATCCTGAAAAAGGCGGTAAAGGCGGCTCATCAAGCAGCGGAGCAAAAGAGGCCGCAAGAGCAACACAGTACGCCGCAGACCTGCAAAACCAACAATTCAATCGTGTGATGGAACAGTTGGCACCTTACGCCGCCGCAGGTTTGCCGGCTCTCCAGCAGATTCAGCAGCTATCAACACTGGAAGGTCAGAACGGTGCTCTCAATCAGTATTACAACTCAGACCAGTATAAACAGCTGGCTGATCAGGCTCGCTATCAAAGCCTGAATGCAGCGGAAGCCACCGGAGGTCTTGGCTCTACAGCAACATCAAACCAAATTGCATCCATTGCACCAACGCTCGGGCAGAACTGGTTGTCAGGGCAGATGCAAAACTATGGCAACCTGTTAAACGTTGGTCAGTCTGCGGCAGCAGGCCAGGCATCGGCAGGACAGAACTATGCAAATAACGCAGGAAATCTTGCGCAACAGATGGCGGCTATCCGCTCTCAGGGTTCTGGTCAATCCATGCTTGGAAGTGCCATTAGCGGTGGTACAAGTGGTGCTCTTGCAGGAGCTGGTCTTGCCGAGATGCTTGGTGCATCGACGCCATGGGGTGCTGGTATTGGCGCAGGTATCGGATTGCTTGGCTCACTCTTCTAAGGAGTTATCGTGGCTACATTTCAACTCGCCGGGTTGCCATCAATGCAGGTAGCGAACCAGAACGCGCCCGGACAACCATCATTATCCAGTTACGACTTCAGCCAGCGCCCAAACGTTGGAGTTCAACTTGCTCAGGGGCTTGGCGCAGTTGGCCAGGCAATACAGCAGAATGAGGCTGCTCAGAGGCTTTCTGACTTTCAAAAAGCTTTCGGTCAGGCTTATGCGGCAGGTGATCGCGACGCCTTGCGTCAACTTGCAGCCACCAATCCAGACCAGATTGAAACAATTCGTCAGGGCATGGGGTTTGTTGATGCTGACAGAAATCAGGCGATGGGCGATATGTCTGCACGATTGAATATTGCCGCCGCTCAGGGGCCTGAAGCGGTGATGCGAGTTCTGGCCACTCACAAGAATACGCTGCAGCAAATTGGCGTATCTCCTGAACAGGCGTGGCAGACATATCAACAAAGCCCTGAAGGCTTCACGCAGTTAACAGACCTTATTGGGATGCACGCGGTAGGACCAGAAAAGTATTTTGATATTCAGGACAAGTTGACAGGTCGCGAGATTGATCGAGGTCGACTTGCTGAAACAATCCGCAGCAATAAAGCAGGGGAAGGACTTCAGGCTCGCGGGCAAAATATTACTATGCGCGGACAAGACATGTCAGCCTCTACAGCCCGCCGCGGCCAGGATTTGGCAATGCAAAGGGCAAACTCCAGAACGATATCAGGAGTCGACGGGAATCGGGTCGTTCAGCTTGCAGATGGTAGAACAGTCAACATTGACGGAAAACTTCACGGCGCAGGGGCTAATGCATTTTACGAAGGTATTGACGATAACGGCAATATGGTTCGTGTCCCGGCAAGTGCTATTGCAGCGACTCCAACGTCTGCAGCAAGCGCACAGAACTACGCGATGAAGAAAGACATTGACGCAATCGCAAATGCAGATGCTTCTGCTCTCGATTTCATGACTGGCATGACTGGCGGAGCAGGAAATCCGGCAATTGGTGCAGATGTTCGCAGCCGACTCACAGGCAAAGAACAACGATATCCACCTCCAACGGCTCAACAACCAGCAAAACAACCACATGGACCGGAAACGAGCCAGCCACAGCAACAAGGTGGCTTCATTTCTAACCTTGGCAATGCTGCTGCAGAAACTGGGCGTGGATTGCTACAGGCTGGCGTTAATCTGGCAAATATCCCGGCATCAATGGCTGATGCTGTCGCCAGCGCCGGGGCATGGGCTGGTCAGAAGCTTGGCATTGGTGACGGATATCCACCTCCAACGGCTCAACAACCAGCAAAACAACCACATGGACCGGAAACGAGCCAGCCACAGCAACAAGGTGGCTTCATTTCTAACCTTGGCAATGCTGCTGCAGAAACTGGGCGTGGATTGCTACAGGCTGGCGTTAATCTGGCAAATATCCCGGCATCAATGGCTGATGCTGTCGCCAGCGCCGGGGCATGGGCTGGTCAGAAGCTTGGCATTGGTGACGGAACTTATCAGCCAGCGCCTCGCGTCACGACACAAGGACTTGAGCAGGACTTTGGCTTGCAACAAGGTGCGCTTACTCCACAGACGACAGAAGGCAAAATCTTCTCTGAAGCACTGCCATATTTGACTCCTGTTGGGGCCGAGAGACTCCACAGACGACAGAAGGCAAAATCTTCTCTGAAGCACTGCCATATTTGACTCCTGTTGGGGCCGAGAGAATTGCAGCGCAGGCACCATCTATTGCCGGTCGAGTTGCTCAGGGTGCATCACGCTTGCTGGCGGAGAACGCTGTTGGTTCATTGGCTGCAAACAGTGAGCGTGATAATCCAGGAGCACTGGCAACAGACTTAGGAACTGGTGTTGCATTAGGCGGGGCAATCAATCAGTTAGGCCGTGCCGCTGGCGCTGCTTATCGTGGGATTCGCGGGACGATCGCACCAGAAGCGCAGCAGGCTATTCAGTTCGCTAATGCTGCAGATGTTCCTTTGCATACAACTGACGTTTTGCAGCCAAATTCCCGCGTCGGGCGCATGGCACAAACCACAGCTGAAAACATCCCATTTGCCGGGACAAGCACTATGCGAGCTAATCAGCAAGAAGCTCGCAGTCAGTTGGTAGATGAGTTTGCATCGCGATTTGGTGAATACGATCCGTCGATTGTAGTTGGTAGTCTGAAAGCAAAAACGTCAGGAATAAAGCGCGCAGCGGGGAATAGGCTGGAACAAGTGCAAAACGCAATGGCAGGCGTAAACATTCAGCCGTCAAAGGCAATTCAGCAGATTGATACTGAAATAGCCAGTTTGCAGAAACTTGGAAAGGTTGCGGATAACGATACGATTTCTAAGCTTCAGGCCTATCGCGATGAGCTTACCCGCAATGCTGGCGCAAGCGGTCCAGTGGCAATGGATTTGCAGCAGTTGAGCGGACTGAGAAGCCAGTTTAGGCAGGATGTTAAAGGAGAGAGAACGGTCTTGCCAAACCGATCTGACGCAGCTATTCAGCGCATTTACAACGCAATGACTAGTGATATCGATAGCGCCATCGGACAGAATCTTGGTAATGACACACTGCGTCGCTATAAGCAAGCTAACGCCATCTACGCTGACGAAGCAAATAAGCTACAGAATACGCGCCTTAAGAACGTGATCATGAAAGGAGACCTGACCCCTGAAGTGGTCAACAACATGCTATTCAGCAAGAACAAATCAGAAGTTCAGAATCTGTACCGGTCAGTCGGTCAGGTGGGGCGCGCTCAGATGCGCAACGGCATAATCGGAAAGGCCATGGAGAAATCAGGAGGCTCACCTGACCAGTTCCTGAGACAGGTTAACCTGATGTCTAACCAGACCGGTATAGCATTCAAAGGCCGTGATGCTGCGTATCTGAAGGGGATTAAGAATTATCTTGAGGCAACCAAGCGTGCCGGTCAGGCAGGAGTAACAACGCCTACAGGTCAGCAAACTATACCGTTCATCCTAGGTATTGGAACAGTAACTAACCCTGCACTGGTAGGTGTTGGTGGCGGGTATGGTTTGCTGGCAAGAATGTATGAGAGTGAACCAGCACGTAATGCAATGCTTCGCCTGGCTAATACTCCACGTGGTTCTACCGCATTCGAGAAAGCGTTAGCCGAAGTTGAGCGGGCTGTTAACTCTGTTGCTCAAGGCGCTAAATCAGATGCATTAAGCGAATAGCAGTCTACCAACTACGATGCCGAAGATAAGGAATGCAAAGTTCAATAAGTCTCTGTTCATAAATCCTCGTAGGAACCAATAGAGATCATTCTTTGATCTATATATTATCTGAATCCCTTACTTAATTGGGTGATGATAATGAAAAAAGGTGTGATGGTTGGCTGTTTTTGTGTATTTCTCGCTGGGTGCGCTACAGCAACAAAAACGTATGCTCCAGATGGAAGAGAGGCATATACCATAGAATGCTCTGGAGTAGGTGGTTCATGGGCTATGTGTCAGGCCAAGGCCGGAGATCTTTGTGGTTCAAAAGGCTATGACCTGATTAGCACTGGTAGTGATCAGGGAGCTATTGCAAACATTGACGGAAGTACTGGCAACGCATTTGCAACAAACACCATATCAAGAAGCATGTATATAGCTTGCAAAAAATGAGTAAAGCCCGGTTCGCCGGGCTATTTTTTTCGATAGAAATCTTTCAACTTTTCGAATACTAATTCTTGAATTTCTCTGGATACGATGTCTGCTTCGCGTTCAGCATCATCCCTGTATCCGATTACAGGCGTAGGCTTTTCAAGTGAATCAGCCACTATCTGCACTAGCTCTGCATTTAGTGACCTTCCGTTTGCCTTTGCCCTCTGCTTAACCTTTTCTTTCAGCTCGTAGGGTAGCCTGAGGTTAAATTGCGGGTCATCTCTTCCCATTTCTGATGCCTCACTTTTGTAAGTGGATCGGCATCATATGATCTACTGGTTGTATCCACAATAAGACCACCGTGGTCTTAATGACGCATTGCCGTAGCCACGCTGCGGCGATTCCTTGCATCTGGAGCACATTAAATGACAGATATCACTGCCAACGTAGTTGTTTCTAACCCTCGTCCAATCTTTACTGAATCCCGTTCGTTTAAAGCTGTTGCTAATGGGAAAATTTACATTGGTCAGATTGATACCGATCCGGTTAATCCTGCCAATCAGATACCCGTATACATTGAAAATGAGGATGGCTCTCACGTCCAGATTGCTCAGCCGCTAATTATCAACGCAGCCGGTAAAATCGTATACAACGGCCAACTGGTGAAAATTGTCACCGTTCAGGGTCATAGCATGGCTATCTATGATGCCAATGGTTCTCAGGTCGACTATATTGCTAACGTATTGAAGTACGATCCAGATCAATATTCAATAGAAGCTGATAAAAAAATTTAAGTATTCAGTAAAATTATCAGATTATCCAACATTGCAGGATGCAGCATCTGCTGCGGTTGATGGCCTTCTTATCGATGTTGATTATCATTTTTATAATGGAGAGAAAGTTGATTTTGGTGGTAAGGTTCTGACTATAGAATGTAAAGCTAAGTTTATAGGAGATGGAAATCTTATTTTTACGAAATTAGGCAAAGGTTCCCGCATTGCCGGGGTTTTTATGGAAAGCACTACAACACCATGGGTTATCAAGCCTTGGACGGATGACAATCAGTGGCTAACGGATGCCGCAGCGGTCGTTGCCACTTTAAAACAATCGAAAACCGATGGGTATCAGCCAACCGTAAGCGATTACGTTAAATTCCCAGGAATAGAAACGTTACTCCCACCTAATGCAAAAGGGCAAAATATAACGTCTACGTTAGAAATTAGAGAATGTATAGGGGTCGAAGTTCATCGGGCTAGCGGTCTAATGGCTGGTTTTTTGTTTAGAGGGTGTCACTTCTGCAAGATGGTAGACGCCAATAATCCAAGCGGAGGTAAAGATGGCATTATAACCTTCGAAAACCTTAGCGGCGATTGGGGTAAGGGTAACTATGTCATTGGCGGACGAACCAGCTATGGATCAGTAAGTAGCGCCCAATTTTTACGTAATAATGGTGGCTTTGAACGTGATGGTGGAGTTATTGGGTTTACTTCATATCGCGCTGGGGAGAGTGGTGTTAAAACTTGGCAAGGTACTGTGGGCTCGACAACCTCTCGCAACTATAATCTGCAATTCCGCGACTCGGTCGTTATTTACCCCGTATGGGACGGATTCGATTTAGGTGCTGACACTGACATGAATCCGGAGTTGGACAGGCCTGGGGACTACCCTATAACCCAATACCCACTGCATCAGTTACCCCTAAATCACCTGATTGATAATCTTCTGGTTCGCGGGGCGTTAGGTGTAGGTTTTGGTATGGATGGTAAGGGCATGTATGTGTCTAATATTACCGTAGAAGATTGCGCTGGCTCTGGCGCGTACCTACTCACCCATGAATCAGTATTTACCAATATAGCCATAATTGACACCAATACTAAGGATTTCCAGGCTAATCAGATTTATATATCTGGGGCTTGCCGTGTGAACGGTTTACGTTTAATTGGGATCCGCTCAACCGATGGGCAGGGTCTAACCATAGACGCCCCTAACTCTACCGTAAGCGGTATCACCGGGATGGTAGACCCCTCTAGAATTAATGTTGCTAATTTGGCAGAAGAAGGGTTAGGTAATATCCGCGCTAATAGTTTCGGCTATGATAGCGCAGCGATTAAACTGCGGATTCATAAGTTATCAAAGACCTTAGATAGCGGAGCATTGTACTCCCACATTAACGGGGGGCCCGGTTCTGGCTCAGCGTGGACTCAACTTACTGCTATTTCAGGTAGCACACCTGACGCTGTATCATTAAAAGTTAACCACAAAGATTGCAGGGGGGCAGAGATACCATTTGTCCCTGACATCGCGTCAGATGATTTTATAAAGGATTCCTCATGTTTTTTGCCATATTGGGAAAATAATTCTACTTCTTTAAAGGCTTTAGTGAAAAAACCCAATGGAGAATTAGTTAGATTAACCTTAGCAACACTTTAGATATGTAATAAAAATGGGTGTAAACACCCATTTTTATTTTATGGTAAATGTTCTATAGCTAATTAAACCTAACAACTATGGTTTCCCCTACAACACCAATATCGTATACGTTATTACCAGATTTTTTCCACCCATTTTCAAGTTTCACCTCTTTGTCATATAGTCTGTAATTTCTGGAGAACACATTTCTTTGCATTAACACCTCTGACCACATCCAATTATTGTTAATAATGCGTGGTATTAACTCTCTCATTAAAGGATGCTTTATTACTATGTTTTCATTTATTGATGCATACGGTTCTGTGCCAATGAATTTTATATTTTTCTTGTCTCTTCCAAATCCAAGATAATCTATGTCTTGAGATATTCTATTTACAATGCTTTCCTCAAGCTGAAACTGTGCATTTATGGCATTGTAAGCACCATAAGAAAATATTGTTGATATTAAAAGAATAAAAGAAAAATATATTCTTGATATTAACTGCTTATCTTCAAAAGCATAGAATACGCATAGGCAACAAAAAAACATAAAGCCACCCATACCAATCAATACCCTCGGTGCGTATATTGGTGATTTTAGAAAAATCATTGGTCCAATGATGAAAAACATTGATGCTAATAAAATTAAAACTACTAGCAAGAACTTTGTTTTCTTATTTTCATCTCTTTTGATTACTTTTAAAACTATGACTATCAAAGAAATGATTAGCGCAAAGAATAGCGAGTAGTAGATTAAGTAATTATCGCCATTCAAGATCGTGCTAAACATTCTATAAAATGATAAGACGTTAGAAATTATCCCTTCAAATAAACTTGAGTTTATCTCTATAATCTTACTATGTTCGATATTGTAAGAACCTGTTACAAGTCTTTTTGCAATAAAGTAAGAATAGGAAAAATATCCTATTATTAAACCAGCGACAGAAGATGCTGTATTTTTTGTGATATTTGAAATTGAGTTTTTCTTAACCACATCTGAAATTATAAAGGCCAACAAGAATATTGCGTAAGTATTCAGCGCAGCCTGATAAAGACTAAGGAATGCAATGGTTAAAATGGATGATATTATGATATTTATAGGCTTGTATTGATAAGCGACATACGATGAGATAATAGATATTGCCACACTCATGCACATTGTTAATGAATCATATCTATATGATAGATTTTCAATAAAGAATGGGTTTGCCAAAATCATCATAAAACAAAGAGATGCTGTGATGTAGTCATCTCCAAACAGCTTTTCCCTGACGCAGGATAGTGCCAATGCTAAAATAACTATCCCTAGCATTAAAGGTAGCGGAGAAGCATCTATAATTGGGGTTCCAAAATTAATGATATAGAAAATAAAGTCGGAAAGTGGGCGACCATTGCCTGACCAACCCAACCCGCCATATAAAGACCTACCCAAGTCATCAACGAAAAATGATTGATGTGTCAATAAAGGAAATGTATATATAATCGCCAATCCAAGAAAGATTGATATAAATATCCTGTCATTACTATTAAATTTCACTTTTAAAACCCTTACGCTTTAATATGTATTTAGGCCGCTGTTTGGTTTCTATGTAAATTCTACCAATATATTCTCCAAGAATACCTATTCCTATCAATTGAACGCCACCCAGGAAAAGAACAGAAACAAGAAGAGACGGGTAGCCAGGAACATTATTTCCAAATATTAATTTATCAATAATCATCCATGCACCGTAAAGGAATGACATACCTGCAATAAACAATCCAATGTAAGTCCATATGCGGAGCGGAAATGTTGAGAAAGAAGTTATTCCCTCCAGCGCCAGGTTCCATAATTTCCAGCCGTTGAATTTCGAATCACCGGCCACGCGTTCGGCACGGGCATATTTAACAACATCCGTTTTTCCGCCAACCCAACTGAGCACACCCTTCATAAACAAGTTGCGTTCTGGCATTTGTTTGATGTTCTCGACAACCGCACGGCTCATTAACCGAAAGTCGCCAACATTTTCTTCGATTTTTGGATTGCTGATTTTATTGTGCAGCTTATAAAACCACTCAGCTGTCTTACGCTTCAACCTCCCATCAGTTGAGCGGTCTGAGCGCTTAGCCAGCACCATATCCGCGCCAGCCTGCCACTTCTCAATGAGATGGGGTAGGTATCGTGGCTTCTTCATTGAAGACCGGAACGACTAACGAGATTTTCATTTCGCATCCCTAAAGACAATGAACTTTGAATAAATGAATCCGCATATCAGGCTGATAGCTGAAAAGGTGACAAGAGTAAGGAGTGGCGGCAGGGAACATTTGTCAGCCATCCAGCCAACAACGGCGCTCAGTGTTCCCCCCGCGAAAAGAGCAGGTTCTTTACCGAAGTTTCGCGTAAACGAAAGCGGAATAACGAGCGGATCAGATGCAGCTATTTTGTTAATTATTGATTCAGTCGCATCTTTGCTTCCGTCGTTGATGAAAACAATCTCAACTTCATACGGTTTTAACTCTTCAAACTCGCGAACCGTTTTATAGAAAATAGGTATCGTGGCTTCTTCATTGAAGACCGGAACGACTAACGAGATTTTCATTTCGCATCCCTAAAGACAATGAACTTTGAATAAATGAATCCGCATATCAGGCTGATAGCCCGCGAAAAGAGCAGGTTCTTTACCGAAGTTTCGCGTAAACGAAAGCGGAATAACGAGCGGATCAGATGCAGCTATTTTGTTAATTATTGATTCAGTCGCATCTTTGCTTCCGTCGTTGATGAAAACAATCTCAACTTCATACGGTTTTAACTCTTCAAACTCGCGAACCGTTTTATAGAAAATAGGTATCGTGGCTTCTTCATTGAAGACCGGAACGACTAACGAGATTTTCATTTCGCATCCCTAAAGACAATGAACTTTGAATAAATGAATCCGCATATCAGGCTGATAGCTGAAAAGGTGAGGTGACAAGAGTAAGGAGTGGCGGCAGGGAACATTTGTCAGCCATCCAGCCAACAACGGCGCTCAGTGTTCCCATAAATCCCACGTACATCATGTAGCGAAGCGTGGTGGTGCTGGCGTTAAAGGTGAAGCGCGCATTGGCATAGAAGCTGAACGATACGGCGATAACAAAACCGGAAAAGTTCGCCAGCGCCTGATGCGTATGCATCCCATACACACAAAAAGCAAATACGCCCCAATGAATAAGCGTGTTAAGAACACCGATCGATGTGTACTTAGCGAATAACTTCAACAT